TGCGCATTAATTGGGTTTGGCAATATGTAAATATGGGGCATACCCTCAACGATTGAAAGGATGCCGGAAACCATGGCGGTGTAGTCGGCGGTCTCGTTCTGTGAAATAGCCAGGTCGACTGCGGCTGCGATTTTAAGCCCAGCCGGGATTGCGCCTTTATACTTGCGGATCCATTCTTCTTTGATTTCCTGGCCGTCCGGTGGAATAACGCGCAGGAGATATTCTCGAAGCCAGGAGGTTCGCCCCACTTTTAATTCCTGTCGTGCCAATGCTGCCGGTGTTGGGTATTTCCCTTGCCAGGTACAATGCGCCCAGGCTTGCTCATCCCCCTCACCATCAAATCCCTTGTCAATCAATGGGTAGTCGCGATGCGTGAATAGCTCGTTCTTTCGAAGTCTGGCCATTAAAGCGTCGGTGTGTAGCTCGTTGCCTATTACAATTAAACGGCTTGCTTGCTCCTCGCAGGCTGGTATTACGTCACCAGTCAGCCAGTTTTCTGTCTTGTCTCTGTATTGCTTTTTTTGTACCTTGTCGCGCTCCTCAGGGTCGTCCACAATTACCAGCTCGATACGATGTTCTCTATGTCTCAAACCGCGGATTTTTTGGCCACGTGATCTGGCAAAGATTCGGACTCCGTTTGCCAGGAGGATTGTTTGGTCACTAAATTTCGTTACGCCTTTTTCCTTAATTAATAAATGGCCGTAGTCTGCCCGGATCATCTCATTGAATTCCAGCTCCTCGCGGATGTTGGCTATTGTCAATTTTGCCACATCGTCCGTTTCATTAATCACTACAATAAACTTTGACTTGCCCTCGAGCGCTGCAAAAAGTGGGAGAGCTGTAGCGGCTGCCGTTGACTTTGCGCATCCACGAAATCCGGTTATTGACAAAAACTGCTCTTGCCAATCATTTAGTAATCCGAACATTTCCGGGTGAAAATCGGCGCGTGGGAGCGTGAAATAATGCGACAGGTAAATTAAACTAAAAGCCAGCAGGTTGCCCGACGCTGTTCGGCGTTCCTGTTGGCCCATTATCAAGTCGCTGGCCGCTTCCCTGGTCATTGTTGGTGCTGGTATTGCTGTTGCTGTTTGATTCATTTTGTTTTGGAATTATTCCGAAGTTTTCAAAAGCCGCTAGGATTTGGATTTTCTTCTCTTGCTTTATCTCAATGTTCACGGTTTGTATTATCTCTCCAGTATGATCGACTTTTGTCTTTGAACTGAAACCCTCAAAAATTTCATACCAAAGTTTCGCGGCTACCGGGTCTCCTTTTACTGCTTTGGCGTAAATTCCCATATTGACGTTGGCGGTTTTGTCGCTGGCCCACTTCATGCATGCGCGCTTGATATCTTCTTTAAAGTCCGGGTCTTTTTTCCAGTTACTAAGGGTTGCATCTCGTAGTCCAAACTGCTCCGCAAATTCTGCCTGGTTAGTGGGTAGGTTTCCCTCTCGTTTGTGGTAGTCAGGAGTGGCTAACCATTCAATAAAAAGGTAGTATTCTGCTAGTTTTAGTTTTATGTTTGTCCTTTCCATTTTTTTGCGTTGGTTTGCGGTTCTTAATTATAATTTTTGTGCCGTTCTACCGGTCATGCGTTCCCACCGCGCAATAATCACGTCCACGAATTTCGGATCTAATTCCATCATGCGACAAGCGCGACTTGATTCTTCGGCGGCTGCCAGCGTAGTGCCCCCCCCTCCGAACAAGTCCAGGACGATTCCGTGCCGATGGCAAGAATTGGCCAAGGCAATTTTTACCAGCTGGATTGGCTTTTGGGTCGGGTGATCATAGTTTTGGTCACGCTTTAATCTCCAAACTGTCGAGCCACCTTTTTCGTCTTTCTCAATCATCTTTTTGAATTTATCTAGGAGTTGCTTATCGGTCAATTGCTCCGTCCATTCTGTGTATTGTGTCCTGTCGCCGAGAAACGTGCATTTTTTACCTACCTTGTGGCAGTATAAAATCGGCTCATGTTTCCATCGATAATTTCCCCATCCCATCGATGCGACTTGCTTTACCCAGATTATTTGCTGGCGTACCTCGTAGTTAGCCTTGTTTAGGCTGTCCTCAAATTCCCGGTGAGTACTGGACGCATAGCACACGTAAATCGCCGACTCGTCCTTGCTGTGCGCGTATGCGTTCATGAATGCCTGTTCTAGTAATGTTCTAAATCCGGCATCGTCCATGTTGTCATTTTCAATGGTGGTACTGGTCTTTTTTCCCTGGCCTTTGTAGTTGACGTTATATGGTGGGTCAGTAAATACCAGATCAGCTTTATCCTCGCCCATTAACTTTTTCACATCTTCCGGGTTGGTCGAACTGCCACACATTAACCGGTGGGAGCCTAAAACGTAAACGTCGCCGGGTTGGGCATTGGGAGTGACTATCAGGTCGTGTTCTGCCTGGGCATCGAAGTCGTCCTCGCCTTTTTGTTTAAAAATTTTGTCTAGCTCTTTTTCTGAAAATCCGACGGCCTCTAAAAGTGCCGCATCAAAATCAACCAGCGCGTCCATATCCCACTCTCCATCGCTGATATTTGACTCGAGCGCTACTTTGTTTTTTTCTTCCGTGGTCAATGCTCGGCTTGGCGCTTTAACGTCCACCTCAATGTGGCCTAACTGAAGAAGCGCTTGGAGGCGCTGGTTTCCTGATAGAACGGTTCCGTCAATATCGATTTTTAGGATGTCGTGAAATCCTCGATCGGTTATCCTGGCTTTTAACTTGTCCAGGGCGTTCGGGCTGATCTTGCGAGGGTTTTTATCCCAGCCTTTTAATTCGACGAGCTTACGGCGCTCGACGTGCCATTCTAAATTTTCCATGTTGATTTGAATTATATATTTTTAAATAAATACTAATAGCGACACGGTTTTTCCATTTTTCCCACTCGCCACTGTCTATGATTATCCTGGCAAACGCCGGCGGTATAATTATTAAGCTACCATTTTTTATCACCGTTTCGTTGTGCTTTTTAAAATCTACGCCTTTATAACTGTTCTCGTTCATACCATTTCAATTTCTCCGTTTTTAATATAGAAATGTGCGCCGCATCCACCCACATCCAGGATTGATGGATTCGTTGTTAAATCGTCCATGCCCTTGCCTGTCCATTCCCAGTAAATCTTGCCACCAAGCGTTCCGGGTTGCAGTTTTTTGTTTGGGGTCATGAATAAATGAGTGCCTACCGCTCCGCCGTTTTTTAAAAAGCACTTAGGGCATAAATAAGTCACCACTTCTGCTTCTTCGATTGTCTCTACTTCTTGAAGTTGTCCGGCTTCGTTTAATTTTCTAAACTTCGGCTCTAGGTCTGTTAATTTCATATTAAATTTGTACTAAGCGCCCGAGGCAGTTTTCCTTTGGGCATGCTTTATCGTAGACGTCGACTGGTTCTGTAAATTTCCACTCTCGGTCGCACCGAACGCATTTATATTTATAAGTTTCGCTTGCTTTTTGTTTTTTGTTTTCGTGCTTTAGTCTATCTCGGCAATTCACGCACAATCCATTCCCAGCGTGCTTACGATCGGTTGTGCTGCAGCCTTGGCAACGGTCAAATTTACGACTCCACCTTTGTTCTGTTTTTTCGTTATTTTTTATTTCACTGATTTTGGTCTCTTTTTTTGGCTTTATTACAGATTTTTCTTGTATCGGTCTTTTCGTAACCGCTTCTTGTTTTTTTTCAGCAATCAATCCTGGTATAAAACCAGTGACAACCTCGACATCTGAAATTTCACCAGTATCGCTGTCGAGTGCAATTATTTTTCCGGTGTTAACGATTTTTAAAAGTTGTAGCATACGATTTTATAATTTAATTCTTAAAAAAATTTTACGCCACACGAATTGTGGCACCCACCACGGCTTGTGCATGTAACTTCTACAAAGTCCACGCGTTGCCAGCTTCCTGGCTTGTTTTGCTTTTTTTCCATTCATAAAAATAAAGTTAATAATAATGACTATTGTTTTTTTAATCTTTTAAATGATATCGCAAAAGTTTCATCCGTTTGATAAATTGCCACCAATAAAGCTTTTTAAGCTCTCTTCTCAAAACTCCAACTCTCACATATTTTTTAGCTTGTATATTCATTTTTTCCACCACTTCTTTTTATAAAATTTGCAAGGTGTCGGCTCTGAAATATGGCACTCCGGTTTCTCACCCAACTGTCCGAGCGTTGGGGTCGGTTGCCTTACTTCATGCGCTTGCAGTCGGCAATAAATCATTGCTGACTGACCGCTATATTTACAATTCTTGCATTCGTGCCTCGTGTTGTTTTCCATTTTGGCTTGGTTTAAATTTAGTTATTCGTCCAGCACGCTCCGACTGAAGCGTGGCGTGGATTTCTTCCTGCATTAAAACTGTGATTTTTTCCGTCTGCTCTTTTCGGTCGCCGATGCTGTTTATTATTTCAGCCAGGCGCTTTCTAGTTTCGGCTCTCATGGCTTTGTGTGGGACTCGATGAATTGCTTTGCCTCATCGAAGCCGCGCGCCACCGCGGTCTCTATTCCCATTACTTGTCCTAAATTTTCCAGCCATACTTTTTGCTCTTGGCTGGTAGATCCTCCGTATTCCTTTTTCATTTCTATGATCAGCGCCTTTGATTCCCCGGTTTTGCTTTTTCCCTCTGGCACAAATACCACATAATCAGGAAAGCCCTTATTTACACCCATGGCTTTATTTCGAGCCAGTGCTTTGTGGTTTTTTACCCACACGCCGTATTTCATGCTTCCTGTGGGCGTTTCCTGGGCTAAATGGGTAAATAAAAAACCCTTAGCGGTCAGGTAATCGACCAGGGTCATGCATTCGTTATCTTCACTCGGTATTAATTCTTTAGGTAGCGCACGTTTTGTTCGTCTGCCTCCTTGATAAAATGCCATTTTGTTTATTTTTTAATTTTTAAAAGTGTTTGTTTTACTCGCTCGATGCCGGCGGTGACAGCATTGCCACCATAGCCGATTTTCTTGGCAATCTGAGCCGGTGTCATGCCTTTCTCGTGGCATTTAATAATGCGCTGGTCTTTTTGGTTTAGTGTGAAGTTCATATTTTTTCCCTGGTTAATTTTGAAAGCTGTCTAATGCAATCAAAGCAAATATGAATTTTAGTTTCTTGTTTGTGGTTTTTTATAACCGGATAATATGTGCCAAAAATTCCAAAATCTATATTTACTTCACTTGTAATTAGTGATGTGTCGATAACTGATTCAACACACTCTTTCGAATCTTCCTCTTTGCAAAAATCACAATAAGCTTTTGTTGTATTTAGTATTTTTCCTATGCTTATATTTTTCATGTTGTTATAAAATTAAGTTTATGAAGAAGGGGTGGCGGCTTGGTCTTGCCACGATTCCGGTCAAGCCGGGTTGGCTAGGCTTGTCGGCTAGTAACCCCTTATTACTAGCACCGCCTGTTTTTTATATTTGTTTAATTATTACTTTTGTTATTTCCTGGCCGAGTGGGCTTAACTGTCCTATCGCGTCAGCAATTTTGCGTATTTTCTTTTCTGTCCGGTTATGGTGTTGATTGTCCGCAATTTTTCCACGCACCGTCTCGTTCGGATCAACCTTAACCCATTTAACTTTAAATTCGGGCCGGTACTCAACGTCTGCTTTTATAATGTTTTCAAGCTCGCCCTTTAGCAAAAGCTGCACTGCTTCCTCATTCTGATTTTCCTGCTGCATTTTTATTTCCTCTTTCAGATATTCAACCTTATCAATCTCGCCTTTGTATTCCTCAAGGATTGCCTCTTTGAGCGTAGAAATCTTGGCAGTGATTTTTAATCTTTCAAGCTTCAGGCCGCCCATCGTTTTGTCACTCTCGAGCCGCTCCTTGATCATCCCCATTAAAACCCGGCGCTGTTGTTTTGCGTCCGCCGCTTTGTCATAAAAAAGCATTAATTGCTTCATTGGTTCTTTTGACATAAATTTAAAACATTTTAATTTGATTAATCCCCGGCCCGGTATCCTTGCGCTGCTTAATGTTTAAATATGGTTTCAGCTTTTCAAGTATCCGGGCTTTACTCACGCCCTCGCCTATAATTTTTATGGTTCCAGTCAAATGGTCGATAGCCCTGCGATTCTCCACATCAATCGTCAATTTTTTATTAACTATGATTTTATTTCCGTAGTCAACGGTTTCTATACAAGTCCTACGACTCTCGGTAAAGCGGAGGTGTCGCATCGCGTCCTCGAATCCATCTTGTCTCATATTGCTAGTTTTTGCTCTTTTGAATAATAATCAATCGAGTATTTTAAGTCTTCATCTAAATCGACCCTCCCCAGCAGCCAATTTATATAATTTCTATCTTCCTTTATCACCACTACAATGTCCTTGCCGGCGTACTTGCCAAATCTTAAAACTTTGACCAGGCTCGGTTTTTTGGATATCTCAATCATTTTTTCATGGACTAATTCTTGTAACTCATCGTTTGTTTTTCCTTGTACCTTATCAATCGTCGCATCATCAAACATCACATCAACAGTTTTCCAAAATAAATTATGAAATAAAGCTTCCAAAGCGAGCACATCCCCAACTGCATCATGAGCCGTAGCCGCCTTGCTAACGTCTAAATGCAAAGCGTAGCGCAAGTATTGCAGTTGGTGGTTTGGCATGTCTGGTAAAAGATAACGTGCGACTTTTAAGGTGTCAATAAAATTTGGCACCGTTAATCCCTCACGTTCTAAAACCCCGATATCAAATTTGGCGTTGTGGGCCACTAAAATACAACTATTCAATTCTTTTTGAAGGTGGCATCTCTCGCCAGATTCCTCAAAGGTTTTAAGCCCTGCCACGTCCTCCTCGGTAATGTGATGGACTGCCATCGCTTCGAAGCAGATCGGCTCCGCTGGCTTGTATTTAAATTCCATGCACTCCTCATTCCAAAATCCCGGCTTTTTGACCGCTAATTGAACGAGTCGACCATTATCCTTGCTGGTTGTCTCTGTGTCTAAAAATAAGATTTGTGATTTCATAGCACTTGGCCCGAAGGCTGGGATTATTCCCCAGCTTCCTCGGTGTTATTTTCTTGTAATGATTCAGCTTCTTGTGATTTTTCTTCAGTTTCAACCGTGACCTCTAAATCCTCAACCTTCTTTTCAATCTCGCCCAAATCCTCACCATCGATTCGCTCTTGCTCGTCCTCTAATTCCTCAATGGTTTTTTCCGGCTCCTTAGCTGGGTTGCGGCCGAATGAATAAGATTCTTTTTGGTCAAATAATTTAATCATCAATTTTTGAGCTTCATATAAACTATCAACCGATAATTGCTTTTTTCCGGCTGCGATAATAAAGCCGTTGTCGATTTCCACAACGCTCACCATTTTCACTGGCATCGCTGCGATTTCCTCGATGATCTTGTCTTGTTCTGCTTGTAGCATAGTTTTGTATTTTATTAAGGCTTAATTGCCTTTTTAATTGTTAGCGCGGAATATCTTCCGGTTTAACATTTTTTAAATTATCTGACTCAGAATCAGCCATGCGCTTATGCATTTCACTTTCTGAATCAAGTTCGCCTTCATCCTGGCATTCTTTAATCGGCACCATTGCCTCGCTTGGCTTAATTCGTCCAATCATTCTCATATTCGCTCCCAGGACAATTTCCATGGCCTCGTCAAACGAGTAGACTCCAGCCTGTTCAAATAAGGTCGTATAACCGCATCTGTTCGGCATCCACCACTGCTCGTGTTCAATGCTCCAAATTTTATATTTCTTTTCCATACGCTTAATTCTTAATATTATTTAGCTTTTAAAATCTTGACCGCTAGTGTCTGTCTCCCAAAGGCAAGCGCACGACTTTTCTCTCCCACTTTCATCGCAATGTCCACGCTATTCTTGTATCGAGAATTCATCCGGTCGCGCACTTCACAAATCCCATAGTTCTCAATTTCCAGCATCGTTCCCATAGGCACAAAGTTGGCGGCGCAAATCTTTTTTCCAGCATCGAGCATTTTGCAAATATCCCCACCGGCTCCCAGGCAAGGAGAATCATCAGTTTGCGCTGGGTCGCCGGCGTTATAGGCGGTAATTTCTCTCAAAGTCTGATTTACAATCTCGGCTACCGGTTTAATCGGCTCAATTCTTTCCACTTTGGCCTCTACGGCGTTGATGAGTTCAATTTTCGATAACTGGGAGCTTTCGATTGTTTCAATCGTTCTCTGGCCGTTATAGCCAATAACTCCAACTCCGGCCATTATTGCGATTAGAATGAAAATTGTTTTTTGCATAAAAATTTTGTGCTTACGCTTTTTAGTCATGTAAATTCTTTTGTTTTTATTTTTGTTTTTCATATTTTTGTTTTAGTTTTTTGGCTGTGCACACCGTTGTCCACAGCCTTTTTTAGTTAATTCTTTTTTTATGTTAGCGATTAAATTAAATTTTTTAGCAAAATAACCCGACTTATCCACCGCCTTGTTATTAGATTAAGATTTAAATTAAGATTAAAGTTAAGATAGGTCGGAGGGTGTCTACAGGGTGTCTACAGGGTGTCCTCTTTGCTAAGGTCAGTGATTTTTTGGAGGACTTTGCTGGGGATATCTTTTTTGGCGGCCTCGATTCCTTTCTTGACACTCTCGTTGATGGCTTGGTGCTTGGCAAAATTTTTGACATACACCCAACCGTCGACGTAGTAGATTTTTCCAGCGTACCTGGTCAGCATTTTTTCAATCATTTCCTTGTCGATTCCAGTCTCCCTCGCGATCACCTCGAGCGGCACCTCGTAGATGCCGGCGATGTTGGTATGTTCGTTTGTGAGGAGATATAAGAACAGATACCGCTCTATAATGTCAAGCTTGACAATGTAGCCATCTGACCAAAATTTAGTGTTAATGTATCTTTGTTTTGCCATAAGGATTAATTTATTTTTTAAGCCTTCGCTTCTTCCTCCACTTCAACATCTTTTTCATTGGTCAAATTTGGCTGCTTCAAAAGGCTATTAATAATCTTTGTCGCTTGCACCGTGTTCAATTCCTCCAACTTTTTAACCTCGATCTCGTGGACAAAACTGAGCCAGCCACAAAAGGTTTTGTCGTCAGTCAAGCCCTCTTTTTGCGCTCCCAGGGTTCGCAGTAGGTTGATTTTTGCCGGTCCGATTAAAGTGGGAGCCTCTATTTCTTCCGGTTCTTTTATGGTCTCTTCCTCGACAATGGGAGTGATTGGTTTTTCTGGTTCAGTGGGAGCCGTAATTTCATCTTCCTTGCTCTCATCGATTTGCTCCTCAATCGTGGGAGTGACTTTTAGTTTTTCGATGATGGCAGTGAAGTTCTCTTCGACTAAATCCAGGGCTGTAAGGTCAACAATATCCGCCTTGATCTGATTGCCGTCCGTAGTTTGCAAACCGATTCTTGTAAGTTGGCGCACAATTTCTCTTTTCTGCTCAGTAGTGTTAATTTTTCCGGATTCGTTCCAATCTCTAATTTTCTTGCCGTCCTCGACATCGATGATAAAAGGATCAGTATTTTTAAAAATTTCAGTATTGTCCTTTCCGATGATGGCGTAGTGATTGTCTCGGTCGATATTAAAGCTCACCGTCAATTCATATTCGAAGCCCTCGCGCTGAATTTCCTTAAGGCCAACCTTTTTAATTTTCTTGTCCTCAGTCTGGATGGTGTCCGTCTTTGAACGCATCGTGGTGATAATATGGCAAGGTGAGGCGATGATGGCTTCAATAAATTTCTGATGGCGTGGTGTCGTCTCGCTCCAAGCTGCCCAGATATTGCCCTTGAATTTTGTAGCGGCTAATTTCTCGTTAAGTTCTAGACATCCGCCGGAGCCATCCCATTCGTGGGAGGAGCTGTCAATAATGATTACTTCCATGCCGCCTTTTTCGCAGGCTCTGATTGCTTCAATAAATCTCTCCGGCGTGAATGGTGCTTCTAGTGTGATAATGTTGTAATCGCCGAGGTGGCTGTATAAATCGCCGCGCTTGTTTTCAGTGTCGATCATGGCGATTTTATCCCAGCTGTCTACTAGACCTCTGGCCATTTTCAAGGCGGAATATGTTTTTCCGCTTCCCGATGGGCCGGCCATACCGATGCGTAGCTTCGATTGCTTCCGCTCGGCCTTTCTTAATTGCATTGTCATAAATTTTGTGGATTATGATTTTTAATAAAAATTGACTCTTTTAAAGATTTTTGATATTCTACAAACATATGTTTTGTGGAACATCATAATAAAGGGATAACCGTTCATCGGCGATTCCCTTTATTTTTTTTCAAAAAGTGCGAACGGATTAATAATCCATCCATTTTGCTCTTGAAAATAACGCCAGGTAAATACGAATCGATAATGATTGTAAAGATTCACCGGTCTCTCTTTTTTTTTCTTAAACATAGTTTTGTGGATGCCCAACTAAGTGCCAGGCAAAATGTTTGTTAATTAAATTTTTCGACCTTTCCACAAAAGTATTTTTTTTACACAAAAAAAAGAGATATGCTATTTCTAGCATATCTCTTTTGAGATTATATCAACTTTTACAATGTATCATCCTAATGAGGTAACAATTGTTATCTCTTGCTCCATTGTGGTGACATGCTAGACTCTTTTAATTGTGACGAACATTTACCTTTGTATAATTCTATTATATCACACCCCCAACATAAGTCAAGAGCCCTTCTGTGGATAACCCCCAACGCCATTTGGATTAACAATATCCCATACTGTTTTAACATTCAAATCAAAACAATCGGCTATTTTACGATAAGTCCAGCCTTCTTCCTTCTTTTCTCTTATTAAATTGTTCCTTTCGGTTTTTTGTTTAGACATAATATATTCATATTACCCCCAACTAAAAAAAATGTCAAGCCATTACCATCATCTTCTCCCGATACACCTTTTCCACCTCAATATCCTCCACCCCCATATAAATCATCGTTGTGTTAAGTTTAGCATGTCCGAGCATCTTCTGCAACATTCGTGGATGAACCTCCATTTTGACCGCCTTGTGGCCAAATCCGTGCCGACAGGCATGCGGTGTGATTTTTTTGGTTATTCCTAATTCCTCCCTTTTGCGTCTGAATAGTTTTTGAAATATGCATTTTTGTGCCCTCTGCCCAAAACCTTGCGGTGATAAATTCACCCATAGCGCATCCGTTTTTTTACTACTTCGATGTGACAAAATTTTACCCCTCACTTCGATCCACTTTCTTAATAATTCGTTTGTTTCATCATCCCAATACACTTCTCTATGGTGATTTTTTCGCTTCTCAGTCTTCACAGTGGCCTTTTGTTTTATTAAATCGATGTCACCCACGTTCATTTGTAAAAATTCGCCAATTCTCAAGCCGGTGGCAAACAAAAAAGCAAATGCCGTCTTGTCTCTCAATTCTAGTGGATAAAATTCATCAAACGAATTAAGAACAACTTTTAGCTCCTCCTCTGTCAAAAATGGATAATGCTCCCCGTCGTCGGCCTTTGGGATCGGTATCATTTCATTGGAATTTGCGACCAAATTTTGCCGATAAAGCCAGCGCCATATTGTTCGCACGCCGCTAAAATAGCTCGCCGCAGTGCTGTTTTTTACCCGTCTATCGTCTTTTAAGTAGTGGGCGTATTCGACAAAGTCTTTTTCTTGTAGGCTCAACAAATCTTTTTCCACCCCATCCAGCCAGTCAATAAAAATTTTCAATCCCCATTTATAGGAGTTAACGGTTTCAAGGGTGTGTGCGATTGATAACCAATCCAAAAACTGGTAATAATAATCTCGATTTTGTGTCATAGTTCTTGCGGTAGAATTAAGTAGTCAAAAAATTGGCAAAATAATCCTAACTATATTATAATTAAAATTAACCATGCCAGGAGTTCATAGCTCCAGGCTTGGCCAGAGAGCGTCCTTGCGGTCGCTCTCGCTTGTTTAGAAAACAAGATTTTTCACCTTAACAAATGACCGGCAAAAAAGCAAGGGCAAAAAGTCAATCCCAATCTTGACTTATTTTTTTTCTTATACTAACATTAAATTAAAATTAATAATTCTTAAAAATTAATCCACAAAACTATGACTACATTTTTAGGACTGCTATTATTCTTGGTGCTCATCGCATGGGTACTGGGCTTAGTTAAGCCGTCAATCGTAAAACTAGACTCGAGAAAAAAAGTCTCATTATACTCCGGTCTCGCAATTGTCGCGATATCACTTTTAATAGGATTCATCTCTCCGACACCAAAAACAGAAGATCTAAATACCCAACCCACCAACACTGAAGTAGCCGGCAAAAAACAAGAAACACCACCAGTACCGGTCGAGGTTAAAAAGGAATGGAAAAGCGTGATCAAGGTCAATGCCTCATCAAATAAGCAAACCGAGGGCTTTAATTTTATTGGCGGACAACAAAAAATTGTTTATAAAAACACTGGTGCAATGTGCTTAATCTATGTCATGAAAGAAAATTATTCGCTAGATAAGGACGGTGGATTTCCAGAGGTTACGATTAGCGACAAGAAATCAGACGAAACGATGATGAGAAAAGATGCTGGCAATTATTATCTTGATATAAAAACAGTGAATGGTAATTGTGATGTAGAGATTTTGGAATTGCGATAACATTTACTCTCAATAAAACAAATAGAAAAGCCAGGCATAATGTCCTGGCTTTTTTGTTAGGCCTGTAATCTCAAAAAAACAGGTTCGCGCCTGGCTTTGTTTTGGGCTAGCGCAATTTTTAAGCATGCCTGGCAGAGGCCGTGGCTTATCAGGTGCGTGTCCGGGCAAATTCCGTCCTGGCAATCGCCGCAGTCTCTTGTGACGTTCACTGGGTGGCCGTCTGCATCCGTGGCCGCCTGGTGGCAGCCATACTGCAAATTACATGGTGGCAGGCACTGTCGCTTCATTCCCTCTCCGATTATTAGCATGGTCGTCTCCTCAGTTTATTCCGAGTAAGTAATTTCTCGCTTCGAATGGCTTTGTGCATTCTGGGCAATCCTCTATTTTTACCGGCAGCGCTTTTTCTGTGATCACGTCCACTATGTATTGTTTTTCTTTTTTCCAACCTTGGCCGGTGTCGAGTTGGTTATGCTTTATGCATGCCTTCATTTTTTCACCTCCCTTGGTTTGGTTTTAAATGAGCAAAAAAAAGACGCGCGGTGCGTCTCTTTTCTGTTTACTTATTTAATAGCGATTTTGCCCAGTTGGCGACTTTTCTAACCAAGCCAGCAAAAACGATCGCGGCCGTGATTAATTCTGTTATTAATTGGATGCCCTGGACTAACGTTTCCTGAGTTAGTTTAATCTCGAATTGCTGGCCAATGAAAATAATTAACGGGATTACTCCAATTAAAATTCCCTTGATGGTCAAGCTCAAATCGCCGTTGCCGGCTGATGTCAAAAACCATTTTTGCATATAGTTATTAGAAGTCGAGCTTCGGCAACGCCTGCCACTCTGCTTCGGTTAATTTAGCGGCCTGTCTCTTGCCGTCTTTTAAAATTTTATTAGTGCGGACTTTTTCGTCTAGCAAAATTTCCGCGCCTTTGTCCTCTGATCTGATTGGTCGCAGTTTTTTTTGCATAATGCGTCCGAACTGGCCGGTCTGTTCGTTTTGCACCCAGGCCAAGTCATTGTCAATTGTGAATTGTAGTGTGTTCATAGTCGTTTTATTAATTGTTATTTTAAAGCCTATAAAATTGGCGACGTAGCCTTTTTCGTAGCGCTTGTATTGATTGCTATAGCTATCATCAATATCGTAGTAATTGTCGCCCTGGCTCGGAATAGCGATGCCGTGGTTGTATGCGCCCTCTGGTTTTAAAATGCCAGCACCGTCGGCGTAGTGGACGACAGCACCCAAAGGCGAGCCGTACAGCGCTTGGTCGACATTCTCGACATAAAACCACGAAATTAAGAATCGTTTGTTAAATTCCGCCTCGAGCTCGGCCATTTCCTTTGTCCGCTCATCCGGGTTGTAATAACCGCCAGGCGTTGGATCAGGGTTTTTATAGGCACCGACAGTGGTGTATGGCAGCATTGCTTCCGGAATTAAATGAGCCGTCCTGCCGTTGTTATTTGTGACTGCATTGGCGGCCTTGTATTGCATCGTTCCAATCAGTGGTATAATCCCAGCAAATTGCGCGGCGTATCGATCGGAAAATTCAATCTTCCCATCAATAATATAGCCTTTTTCTATCAGCCATTGCACCGTTTCATCGTCAATCTGTCCAGTCTTCAATAAAAAATTAAACAAAGACTCCAAGCAATCCAAATCCGAGAATAAAAGGCAGGCACTGGTTTCAAAGCCCATGTTTTGTTTTTCATGGCGTGAGCTGTACGGCTTCCAGTCGCGGCTTAATAAAAGGCGGACCTGCTCAATCGGTGAGCTAACGCCGGCTACCAATCCGGACACTCGCCCGGGAATGTAACCGCTATATTCTTGTGGGATTTTTGTGTTCATATTTTGTCTTTAAATAAACCAATTAATGTGTCGAGCTTGCCGTTCAAAGTGCCGCTCATCGTGTTTAGATCACCTTTTAATCCGGCAATCGCCAACTCGGCACTGCCCTTAACCTGGCCCATCTCTCGTCTCAATTCTGCATGCACTGCGTCATTCGCTCGTTCTGCGTCTTGAAATTCTTTTGAGTCATTTGTCCGGTGTACATCGAGGTCACCGCGGACGACCTTAATCTCCTTGATCCAATAACCGACAATAATTGCCCCAACGGCGACAACGATACCGGTCAGCTTGATATATTCAGCTAGATTTATTGCGTTCTCCATTTTATTTTTGTAATGAATAAATTTTATTTTTAATTATTTGTTATTATCACAACAAGACCATCGGCTCCGTTTTGTCCTACTGTTCCGTCTAGTCCATCATATGTGCTGACTGTGTCTCCTAATCCTTTAGCTCCACCAACTCCGCCATCGGCAGTGATGGTGACACCAGCATCTTTTGTTCCATATGCGACAAAAACAAATCCTCCGTTTCCTCCTGCTCCACCTCCGCCTCCGCCACCGCCTCCGACATCGGCTGCGGATCCATTACCGCCATTACCGCCGTTTCCGCCAGCTCCGCCATTAGCCGTGATAGCGATTGTGCCAGAGATTTTTTTTGCAATTACTCTCGTTATTCCTCCTGGCGCGCCACTTCCGCCTCCACCTCCGCCTCCTCCAGACGAATTACCGCCACCATTTCCACTTCCGCCTCCACCTCCGCCTGAACCAGCAGCGCTGGCTGAAGTATTATAAAATACTAACGATGCGGGGTTGCTAAAATCAATTAGAATTAATGAAAAAGATGTATTTCTTGGCATAATTGGTGTGACAGTCGTTGTTCCGCCAGTTCCTCCTGAGCCACCAGCGCCAGCGCTAGTGCCTCCTCCTGCTCCGCCGCTTGATCCGTTTTTTCCATTATTTGAATTCAAACAATTTGACTTTACTACACCGGCTCCCCCTACAACTCCAATTGTTCCAGAACTTGTACCACCTGCGCCACCTGCGCCCCCTGCGACTCCTGCAAGTGTTGTTATTTTTCCAGTACAAGCCGCAACTCCAGCAATACCACCAGCTCCTACAGCGGTTGTACTTCCTCCGTTTCCACCAGCGCCACCAGCGCCACCATTAGAAGATATTGTACCGCTTCCCGATATTTCATTTTTAACAAAAATTGCGTATCCGTTTGTTGTTAAAACGATTCCTGCATTAATTGTTAAGTTGTTATAGTACATGTCTCTTGTAATTGTTGTGTTTGAACTAATAACAACATCACCGTCAGATCCGTCTCCATAATCAAATAAAACCTCCGCAAAATTTCCATTTAAATCCGTAGCGAGTAATTTTTCGCCAGCACTCCAAGTTTTCATATTTTTGTTTATTAATTTATAATTTTATTTTGTTCGATTGCTTCAATGTCGCTTTTATCAATCATCGGTAAACTGTTTTTCGTATTGTCGCGCAAAAAATAAGCTGGCTTATTTTCTGGTCCGAATTGTTCAACGTGGCCGTCAAGATCGGCTTCAACCACCCGGTGTTCAAATCCTAGTCCGGAAACGATTTGATATGCTTCGATGTCGCTCTCAATTTCAATTGTAATTTTTAGAATTTTCATATAATTAAACGCTTACGCCTGTATATTTACAGCTAACTACTAAAACTGTTGACGCGTCTTTTACCCAATTCAAGCCAGCGAGGTGGCTCCAAAGTCTGCCAGTATTTGCCGACGCAGTGCCGTCAATAACATTGCCAAATTCCTTATAAGTGCCGCTGCATTCTGTTTCGCTAAAATATGCCGTGATGTAGGCGACGTTATCTACTGCGGTGGCTGATGCTACAGCGTTCCGGTAAGCTTCGGTGGCTAGTTGAGTGTCGGCCGCGGCTGCGGTTGTTACGCCGGTTCCTAGTAGCATTTTGTTAATCGTGCCGGTATAAGTGGTGTCTCCAGACAGACGGCGCATGACGGCGTTAAATCCGTTAACACAAATAACATTTTTATGTTCGTCAATTTGTTTTAATTTTCCCAGTCGATAAAATTTCATTATGGCCGGGTAGGCTTTTCTGAATTTTAAAATCTGCCGATTATAAAATTTTTCTAATCGAGTTAATGTGTCTTGGTTATAGAATTTTGCCGTGATATCTCCGCGTACGGCTGCGGTTTGTGCTAGTGAATTCATTTTTTTTGTTATTAATTTTTAATTATCTCAGTGGGCTTGCGTCTAAAAAAAACTCACGACTTTTGTCGGTCTGGCCAGTTACAACATATGGTGCTAAAACAAAGTCAGGCTTAACCCCGGCCCCGAATGGATCCTTGGTGATTTCCTCGGTTACCTGGGCGGTTTGATAATCCTGCATCGCCACTTTTAATGATACTTCTTCAGTGACCTGGGCCGTTTGATTATCTTCATAGTATTTTTCCAGCTTCTCGTTGCTGTCAATCGTGATCTGCCTGGTCTGGTCGGTCAAAAGTTTTTGCAAAAAATCAATGATTCCCACTGTCCGAAGGGTGGCTAATTCAACACTCCATATTCCATTATTTGCGCTGTACATTGACAAGGTGACGCTTTGAATGACGAATGTCTCGCTGATATTTCGATCGGTGACGGTGATGTTTATCGTTTGACCGCTTGAAAGTCCACTTGTATAAGTTCTAAAGTTACCCTCGCGCACGCTGTTGCCATAGGCTTCCAATTGAGCGTCGGCATATTGTTTTGCTTCCTCGGCTGAATTAATACTTTTATCGGTTTTTTTAAATTCGTGTCGCCCATTCTGGCCTATCGATGCCGCGTCTTCTACTTGCACAAATATCGGAATCAACGGATAGCCGGTTATTGTAACTGCTGCCGCTGCCGCCGGAGCTGCCACAAAGCGTATGTATTTTTGATTATAATCCCATAAGCAGTCAAAGGACGCGTCCTGGTCGATATTTTCCAGGCCCACAGTTTTGCTTACGCCACCGACGGTCACGGTCGGTTTGCTATTAAATTGGTAGTCAGTATTAAATGTTTTCTGGTTGGCATCTCCGACGTGATTTTTCGGTCTAGCCACGGTGGCTACTTTGTCACCGCCGCGAACAATCACCACGTTTCGCAATTGGCTTATATCCTGCTCCAATTCCAAGCTATCCCAGATAAAATTGCCACTACTATCATCCAAATTAAACGGTGCCATTTCGGTGTTGCGCGCGAAGAAGTGAATATCTTTGTCATAGTCAATATACCAGCTATAATTAACCTGCTCGGCTAAAATCTGAATAACCTGGCTTAGCGGTATTGAATTAAACGAGGCGGTCGTTATCAAGGTCGTACAAGCGACATTTGTCATTGTTATTCCGGTGCCTGCCAAATAATCCGCCACTAATGAGGTTATAATTTGATTCACTGTTTGACTGGTGAAATTATCAGTCACAATCACACGGTCGAGCTCAGCGGTATAATCCTTGGCAGAAATACTGATTGTCGATATTTTCCCCTCTACCCTGTCTTTAATGCTGAGAATTTTTCCAGCAAAAACCTTTGTCGCTCCGTCAGTTATAATCACCTCATCGCGAATTGCTGGCCGGTATGTTTGGTTAGCGTGGCAAATCAAACTAAACTGAGCTTCGCTTGCCTGGGCGTTTATAATATCGTTAACGCTCAAACTCCGCCAGTTTATTAGTGTTGTTTTATCAACTCCATTTATTGTAATTGCTAGGTTCATAATGCTGTGTTAAATTTTAACTGCTTGATTATTAAATCACCGATTTTCTTGGCGCTGTCTCTATCTAGGAGCGTGTTTCCGGTAATATAAACATTAACTGCTCCGCCACTTACTCCACCTCCCAGGCTTCCGTTTGGCACGATTGAACCGCTACTGCCTGGCACGAATAATTCCGGGCCTTGCTCTCCCACCAAATAAGCGCTCCCACCTGAAACCGGGCCGCCGCTTGCTCTCGCTCCGCCAAATCCTAGCACGTTGCCAACTAATGACTGCGCTTTGCTTAAAATGTTTAACTGGCTCATCTTGCTAATTACTTTATCAATCACGGTTATTACTTTTGATAGGCCAGTAGTGAAGCCATCCCAAATCCCGGACGCGATTTTTATCGCTCCGTTTGCAATCTCGAAAGCCTGGGCCAACTTGTCCGTCAATACTATAATTATTACTTCGATTATTTTTATTGCTGTTATGAAGGCTCCGTATAAAATCACGCCCACGATTTCTGCAAAAATTTTGACCGCCGGCATCAATGGCACCAGCGCTGCTGCGAATTTCTGTATTTCCGGCATCAGTTTCGTATTAAAAACCAGCGCGATGCTATTCCACGCGTCTTTTAAAATTGTGATCAAGCCAATCTTTGAGTCAATGAAATTCATTAATTGTCCGAGTCCGTCCTTTAGCATTCTCCAGGCATCCGATAGGCTGTTGACCTTGCCGGCTAATTCCATTATTTTTTGCGCCAACGGTATGATGTGGTCTTTGGCTAAAATGCCGAATATCACGATTGCCGCTCCGAGTGGGTTTAAAGTCAAAAATGTCAACGCTCCACCAAGCGCTCCGATGGCTGTTACGATTCCCGGCAGTGCCATTCCTAAAAATCCAAGGCCGGCCACTAACGCTGCCAGTCCGGCTGTCGCTGCTAAAATCTTGACCATTAAGTCCGGGTGTGCTTCCGTCCAGGCACTAATGCGTTCAATGACCGGGGTGATGGCCTGCATTAATTTATTTAAGGCTGGCAAAAGCGCCGCTCCCAGGTTCTCGGAAATGTTGCCAATAGAAACATTCAACGCCGCCATAGCACCCTCAGCTGTTTGGCGTGCTGTCTCGTTTGTCAATTTAAGGTTTTGATTCAAGCCCTCGATGATCGCTTTTGTTTTTTCGGTGTCAGTTCCGGTCTTAATCATTTTTTGTTGCAATTCTGAAAAGCGAATGCCGGATTTTTCCAAAATTCCGAACTGGCCCTGTAAAACTTTAGCCATCATATTCGCGCTCTGATTGAATTGGTCGGATGAAGCGTTCACGCCAAATTGGTTGACGGTTAAATCCGCCAACGCCGGGACGAGGTCGGTTACCATTTTTGTGGTCAAACCAAAAGTCGAAAGCTGGGCCGCGCCCACTTTCAAACTATCCGCGTCAATCACGCCCTTTTTCTCGAGCGCACTCGTTACGGCGTTTATTGCGTCCACCTGTTGCATCGTTCCGTGGCTTACGGCAATGACGGCAGTCTCCAGTTGTTTTTGCGCCATTTCCACGCCCTTGTAGTCACTAATCGCTTTGTATGCCACGCCGCTTATCGCAGCAAAGGCCGCCGTGCCGATCATGCTCATTTTTTCGAACGCCGGCTGCATTCTGTCGATTCCGGCGCTGATTTTATTCATCGCGCCGCTGAATTCGTCGATTGCTTGGATTACGATTTCTGTTTTTATTTGCGTCATCTTGTTTGTTGGTTAATTTTCAAGCTCCCAGGAGCGTTCCCGGGAGTCTGCAAACTAATTTTTTTGTTTATTTTTTCGATGCATCGCCTTTACTAATTGGTCGATAAATTCCCACGTCTGCTCTAGGTATTCCTGCTCTGTCCATCTCATCTCGTAGCAAATATCAGCCTTCAGCTCTATGAGATATCGCTGTTGGCTCGTTTTAAAAAATCATCAAGGCTTGCTTTATCCTGGATGTCTAATAAATCGCCGGCTTCTAAAAGGCCGATATTTTCCAATGTAATCGGCAGGACTTGGTCGTCCTCCCCGGTTAAATTCCAACCCTTAATCAAAAGCGTAAAAGCAAAAAGATTGCTAGTCACTCCGTTGTTTTTGGCTGCGGCGACGGCTTCCATGTCTTTGGCCAGGAGGCTGGTATAAACCTGAACCTCTCCGCCTGGAATGGATTTTAATTGCACCGTCTCGATTTTTCTGTTGTCTTGTAGTCTTGGCATTTTGTTTTTTTAGAGGGCCAGGCGTATTGCTCCCAGCCCTCTGTATTATTTTATTTAGTAGCTTGCGGTGATGTTGGTCAACGTGGCTGTTATCATTTTGCTGTCTGTCGTCGAGAAGTAAGCCTTGAATTTTAGCTTTTGTGTTACCATGTCGCCCAGTTTGATTGCCCTGGTCAATTCCTGAAAATTAACCTTTGCCATGTCGATCACTAATTCTGGGTTAGCCGCGGTGCCGATTGTTACGTCGGTATTCTTTATGTCAATTCGCATCGCTTTGGATGTGCCGGCTAAAAATTCAGTCTTGAAGTCAGCTTCGTCTTTCCAGATTGCTTCCAGCTCGCCCTCTACTGAAAATTCAGTATTTACGAAGTCAGCCGGCTCATCGGATCCAAGGTTGTCTTCAGCGACGATGCCCTGGTCGATTGCTAGACTTAGGCTTCTGATCAAGATTGGGCTTGCTGCCGCTAATCCTGCCAGGTTGGTTGCTAATTTGAATGTTACGTGCTTCGAATTGAAGAAGTTTTCAACGTTCGCTGCCGGTGTTACTGCCTGGGCCGTTCCCTTTTTTGCCAATAACCCGAGAGAGTATTTAATGAATGCCCCACGCTCGTAGTTTAATTCAAAGCTGTTAATCATCGCCAATGGGTGGACGTAGTCCTGTCCTGCGATTGGATCGTCAATAAATAATCCGATTGATTGGTGCTGCGCTCCTTGGTTCACGGTGAATACGTGGTCTTTAACGCTTGCGTCTGCATCCGCGTTGTCTCCGGTTGTGCAGGTTCCAAAAATTGCCAATAAAATCAAGCCGATGTGGCTGTGGCCAACCGGTGCCTTAACCTTGGCTTCTGCCCATTTCTTAACAATGACCATGCCGGCGCTGTCTTCAATTACTCCGTTCGCCTGGTCTAGGCTGATTTGGCTTTGTTTTTCATCGATTGCTAAGTCTTCCCATGGTAAATTGAAGACTGGATTTGCAGCCGCGGTTCCGCGACTTGCATCTTTTGCGATGCCGACTTTTACCAGTCGGCCTATTCCTTTGCCCATATTTTTTTGCTTAAGTTAAATTAAATTTATATTTATTTGATTGTTTTATTGTTTTATGTTCTAATAATGCCCTCTATTTGGCTCTGTAAGCGTTCCGACTCCCAGTCCTGTCCATTGTGTCGCGATTCCCTATTCCGTCTCGTTTTGCCCTGGTTCCGTTTGTTTTTCCCCGGCCTTAGTGTTGACCGCTACCCTGGTTTTCTCCCATTCCTTGACCGCTTCCTCCTGGGAGGTTGCCCGGACGTTTTGTGGGAGGTATTCCGTGGATCCTGAAAAAAAGAAATTTTCTTTTTTTGGCTCACTCTTAATTGCTTTATTTTTGTATTCTTTTTGCATATTTTTAGAAGCTCAGGTCAATGACGACCTTGGCTTTTATTAAAACTGTAAAATAAATTATTGACTTCCCCTTTGCCGATGCTGGTTCCGGAATGCTGGACGACGGCTCGACCGCTCCGTCTGCCGCTCCACCAAGCGTGGGGTCGTTTGCTATTTTATTCATGATGGCTTCGCGTATTTTTCCGATTGTGTTCGTGCTGGTTATATTCTCGCGTTTCTGATAAACAATGACTGGGATATTGTACGTCCGTTCGTCCTGTGAATTGGTGAATGTCTGTGCTTCAACCGACGGGTCGCAAATTATGGCCGCCGGGTATGCTACAACATCCCGGTCAAACAATGACTCGCGCAAATCGTCAACCTGAACGTCGCCTAAAATTGGAGACTCCCCGGTTTTCAACTCATCGAGCAAGGTTTTGATTGCGCTTTTTAATGTAGTTTCGTTGTCCATGTTATTTTGCTATTGCGTCGGCTACTTGTTTAGTAGCTTCATTAAATAATTTATTTATATCGCGCTGGCTCTTATCGGCGATTGCTTCCATGTAATGTCTACCCTTGGTGCCGGGGTGGTTTATCTTTATTCCTCTGCCAAATCCGTTATTGATCACGTACGGCCCGGATCCGTCATTTACGGCGGCGGCGTATGGTGCGGTTGGGTACCATTTCGCCCAAAGTCTGCCAGTCTCAAATCTGAAGCTGTGTAATAGGTTTCCTGTTCGCCATGGGATTGGGTCACGTGTGCTATATTTACCCATTGTCGCTTCGGCCGCATCGATTGCTCTTTGGTAGATTGGCTCGGCGATTGATCTGAATTGTTTCAAATTCTTAATCACTTTGTCCGCACCCCTCATTGAAATTTTCACGGTCGTTCCCATATTTTTTAGAAACCTAGGCGTGTAAATTGCGCCATGGTCTGTTTATCTTCGTCTGTTAATCCTTTTGACCAGGTAGTACTATCTCCACCGCCGCCAGTTTCCTGGTCTCGGCCCTCGGAGCCAAGTCGGCGGTATGCCCTTGAAACGAGGCGCTCACATAAATCAGTGATGTCATCCGGTAGGGTGTGCTTTGTTGGGTCGGCTGGTGCGCTGAAATCTACTAAATAACCAGCGTCGTATTTCAACTCGATTGCGTTCGTTCCTCTTGCCGGGGTGGTGTAAAGTTTAACGATGCCCATGTTGGCGTTTTCTATCTCAAATTCTGAAGCCATTAATGCGGTATAGTTTGGGTCGCCTGGCATTCCGGCTCGGTATTTAATCGATGTCAATGCGCCTATAATTGGTACTTGCTTTGCAAAAACCCGGCTGCCGTCGCCCTCGACTGGTAAATAATCAGTGTAACTGGCTTTTTTGAATGTCTGGCCAACGGTGCGCTCGATGTAGGCGCTGGCTCCATTTATTAACCGCTCGATCAAGTTATCTTTTGTGCTTATGGTAATTTCGAGCCGGTCTTTAATCCGGGCTAGTGTTGTCAATGCGTTTGTTTTTAATTCTGTTGGCATATTTTTTTTAAGTTAATTCGAGCCGGTCTTGTTTGCTCCATTTATGCATGGCCTGGACGGGTGCCGGTGCCTTACACCCCGGCTCCCCTGCTACAAGGGAGTGGTGCCACTCGTCGATTTTTTGTTAAACGGTGAGAATTCGCCGCCAGCAATTAATCCCTCGCTTGGTGGTCAGTCTCCTTGGGACTGGCCACCTATGCGAATTATTACGCTGATACTGAGCTGTTGCCCACTGCTTCTTTTTCGGCGTGTCCTAAAAGGCAGATAGCGTCCACTGCGATTGCCGGGGTTGTGCCACCAACGAATGCTGGGGTTACTACTACTTTGATGTAGCGCATTCTTCCTGGGCCACCCAAAGCGTCAAGCGCGATTTGTGCTGACTTGTTAGCCGCGGTGATTGCTGTAATTGCTGCGCCGGAGACATCTACGTACGAACCGCCACTGGTTGCGCACTCTTGAACCTTTGCCGCTACGCTGAAGCTGTCCGGGGTGCCGGTTGCTGCGCCTGCGCTAACTACGATCATTCCGCTTTTATAACCGAGCGTGTCGATTACGATGCTTGTTACTGCACCGGCATCCTTTGTGATTGGACGAACTGCTGCCAATGCCTTGATGCTTGAAAATACATTTTTCATATTGTTTTTTTTGCTTATCCAGTGGGCTGGCCCGACTGGTTATTTATTGTTAATTAATTTATTTTACTTCTTCTTGGGTTTCATCCGTTGATTCTTCACCCTCGACCTTTTCGTTGGCTTCACCGCCTTGGTCTCCGGACTCATTTTCGGTGCCGGTTTTTTTTTCCACTCCGCCTTGTTCGCCGGTTTATTCGCCCTCTATTTTTGCGTCTTCGGTTACTTCGTCCTTAATCTCAACGTCGCCCACCTGGTCGCCAGTCTCAACGGTGACCGTCTTGTCGTCCTCGTCTTCGACATATTGGCCAGCGCCTACTTCCTCTTTGTCTTCTTGCTCAACCTCGACGTTCTCGCCGATTAACTCGATTCTTTCCTGGCTGATATTTCTAGCTTCTTCAGCTGTAAGGTTTAAAATTTCGCCTTTTTCCCTGCGTCCATGTAGGGCGATTGGCATCAATACTTTGTATTGTCTTGTTTCTTTTTCGTTGCTCATTTTGTTTGTTGATTAATTATAAATAATTTGAATTGTGATTTATTTTCCTGGCCGGGAGTAAATCCTGGCCAGATAAATAAATTCTATTCTATTGTTTTTATTTTGGTTTTACTTCGCTATGGTTTAAGCAGCGTTAGTTTTTCCTACAACAAAGGCAGCAGGCAAGCCGATCACCAATGCGTGTCTGTGCTTGTAAACGATACCTTGTTGGTCAGCCAATGCTATTTCCTTACCGCCGAATGCACCGGATGTGAATTTCTCCACTCTCAATTCGCCTTTGTCACCGTATGCCATTGCTTTCATGTTACCGAATACAATGAACTTAGTGCTTGCTGCGCTTGCTGAGATTCCTGGCAAGTGGCGAGTGGTGAATACTGGAAAGCCCAAAATTTCACCGGCCATTCTCACTCCGCCGCCTGTTGGGTTATTAGACAAAACGCCGTTTGAAGCTGCGCCTGCTTGTGGCAAAAGGTAGTTTGTGCCATCCTTTTGCACTCTCAAGGCTGCCCACACTGTGCGGTTCATGTAGAAAGCTGCGCCATCTAGCACTGATTCCTCAACAGAAGCAATCATGTCTGAGCTGTCTTCGATTACTCTGAATTCAGTAAATGTGTTTTCACCGCTTGGTAAATCAAGGACTGTTACGTCAGTGTTCTCCAAGATGCCGGTGAATGGTGCGCCTGCACCTGCGAAGCCTTGCTTGTCAATCATATTAGCCAATGATTCACCGCCTAGAGCCAACAACCAGTTAGCCAATTCAACGGAACTTTCAGCCAATAAATCGTTACCAACTACAAACGCTAATTGCCACTTTTTCACAATCAAGTTTGCTTGGCCAAATGTGATACCTGTTACTGCTCCGGCTGCATCAACGCCTAGGTATTCACCCTCTAAGAAGGCACCAGTGTATGTTGGGATTCCTTTTTCATCGGTTGCCATAGGCCACTTGGTAGCCTGGCTCATAATCAAGCCGACAGATGCTGCAATTCTCAAAATTGCATTTGCGATTTCCTTGCTTACCAAGTAACCGCCACGGTTGTCTGTTTCAATTACCAACGCTTCATTTGCTTTGGTGTCGATTTGGATTCGATCATTCAAAGCCGCTTTCACAACGTCCACAAAGTCTTTCTTTGTTTTGTCGTTCAAGCCGGTGCGGTCTTCACCGAACAATGTTTTTTCGATTCTCATTTTCTCTACGATTGATCGAGTTTCAGCGGCTACGATCGGGCCGACAATTCCTGCGAGTTTGGTTTCCATTACGTTATCAATAACGTTAGGCAACTTGTCCTCGAGGAATTTCAATAATTTTTCGTCCATACGATTAAATTTAAGGTTAATTATTTATTTTTTTTGCTCGAGTCTTGTATTGCTCGAGTGCTTTACTTGATGCCGTGCTGACGGCGCGTAGAAAGCGCTGATTGATTTGGAACTGTTCAAAGCTCTTAATCAAATCTATACCCACTACGGTTTCGACCTTTTTGTCCGGGCTAGCCGGTTTGCCACTTTTCTCGGATCCACTGGTGTTTTCCAATAAATCAGATAATGCAGCGATTGTTTTTGTCATGTTATCGACGCTTTCTTGGATCAGGTTGCGATTGGCTTCGCTGAGGACTTTGCCGGCTTTGGTTCTGGCCGCGGTCATTACTGTTTTTATTTGAATTGCTACGTCTGTTGTTTTTTCCGTTTCAAGCTCATTCTGAATTACTCCTTTAGTCTCAATGGTTTCCCCCTCGATGGCTGCTGTTAATAACTACACCATTTCATCGGCCAACTCTTTAAATTGGTCCGCTTTCACTGAATTTCTAAAATACACGTCATAAAAGGTATAAATTACATTTTCTAGCGGTGCTAATTGTCGCCATTTCATATCGTACTCAGCAAAATCAAACTCCATTTCATCGGCCACCATGCCTTTTTCCACTACTTCCTTGGTCTCAGTTTCTTCGGTTTCCACCGCTACTTCTTCCTTTACTTCCTCCTCTTTCACCTCCTCGACTGCTTCGTCTTTGGTCTCCTCGACTACCGCTTCCTCTGTCTTGGTTTCTTCTTCCTTAACTTCCACGGTTTCCTCAACCGGTGCCGGATCAATCGCCGGCGCTTCAACCTCTGCTTTTACAATAAAGCCCTTGGTTACCAATGCGTCCACTTCAATCATGGCGCTCTTGGCCAAGCTCAACGCGTAAGGGTTGGCTGGCACTGGCACAAAGCTGAACTCTAAAAGCTCGGCTTCAGTGATTTTATTTCCCACCATTTTGCGCGGAATTAAACCGACACTTGTGGCTCTTAACATTTTCAAATCATAAAGTCGGCGGCATGTTTGCGCGAATTCATGGGGTGCGAATGGCCCGGACGCTACCAGGTTCTTGCCTTTCACTTCGATTGTGTCCGCCATGCCGATTGGCAAGCCGTTATAATCGTGCGCCCATAAAACAACGGGGTTATTCTTGAAGTGGGTTAAATCCCAGGCATCGAGCGCGATAATCTCGCCGGCTCTGTCTTCGTTTTCTGTCGAGATAATAACCTCAAAACGTCCAAGGTCTTCTCCGGCTGTTTGTGCTTTTTCGATTGCTGCCTTTGTGTCAGCTAGTAGTCCAATGATGGATTTTTTTATTTCGTCCGTCAGGATTTTGTATTGCTCGTTCATATTTTTTTATTTTATGTTTAAATTTCAATGTCTTCAGGTCTAACATAGCAACGGCAGGAAACGTGGAGGGGTGGAAAGTTTACATCATCATAAGTAATTTCTGCGCCAGTGTCGGTTGTGTCTCCCAGGTCAAAAAAGTTTTTTTCAATATCAATCACTTCACCGTGCATTGGCCCACAACTCTCGCAGACGCGCTCATCCTCGGCGGTATACCATTTCTTTGTCTTTACCACTCCGGTTTGCTTCCAGGCTTCCACGGTCGCTTCGTTGCCGATTCTGAATGTCTCCGTGGTCGCTACCTGGTTCGCTCTGATTTCATTCTGAAAATCAAAAATTTCATTTACGCGCTTGGTCAAAACATCTAAGTCCGGCCCCTCGGCCATTGATTCAGTTAGTTTGGCTTTTAAAAGCTCGCGCATGCTGTCTGTGTAGCTAGAACTCAATAATCCGACCGCCCTCTCAATCGCCGTTTTTACTGTGTCTGGCAAAACCTCGAACCCCTCGATGCCAATCAAGGCCACGGCGGCTGCTGCTTCCGTGGTGTATAGGTCTGATAAAATAGGCGAGGCCATGTCAGTGATTGATTTAACGGCGTTGTCTCCATTAAATAATTCGTTCATGTCAATGCCCTTTGTTGATTTCAATAGCTTGCTCAAATTCCCCCTTACCTCTTTGCGGAGCGATTCGTTAACCTCTTTGACTCCGTCCGTTATTTTATCCTTGTATGGATTGACTCGGTTTGCAAATGATTTGTATAAAATTTCAAACTCGCCATCGCTCATTTTCGCGATGCCCTGTGCTGCTTTAGTCTTGGCTTCTTTTTCCTGCTCTTTAAATTCCTTGATCACCTCGGCCATTTTCTCGCCGATTTCCTTGCTAATTTTCTTGCGAGTATCATTGTTTTTAGCGTATCGTGATTTGATGGCTTTTTTTACGGTTTTAATTACTGCCTGGTTTGCCGATTTTATTGGTTCTCCCACTGGTTGCTTCATTAAATCACCGCGGACTGCATTGCCGTTTTCGATTGGGCCAAGACCGTAGTATTTCTCACGTGCTTCATTAATGCTGATAACTGGCTGGTTGCCCGTTGCCGCCTGCATTTCCCTGGTTTTTGCGTCTTTGTCATCCGGGATGGTGTTGTGGAAATCAAGCCATAGGCCGTCTCCAAATCTTGAAACAAAAAACTCGTTAAGATATGAAATTAAGTGTTTACGCTTCGGGCCAATCGCTCGTGAAGCAAAAACGTAATCTGTTGCTTCGGCGTTGGCCCGGTTCACGTCCTCTGTTAAGCCTAGGGCTGTTTTAGGTACTCTGAAACCTCCCAGGATCTTATCCCGGTTGTTTTTTCCGCTTTCCTGAAAATCAAGCTCCTTTGGTGATGCGCTTACTTGTTGGAATTTAGCACCGGTTGGCAATACTGCGGTTCGGTATGCGTTTTGTACTCCGCTATAAATTTGTTCAAAGCTTTTCTTTATAAAATTCATTTGGTCAGCGTTGAATGCTGACGGGTGTTCAATCAAGCCGGAAAGGCGAGCGCCGTTTTCATAGAATTTCTTATTAAACTCCTGTGCCAATTCGTCGCTCTCGATCCAATCCCAAACAGCCTGAACGGTGCCGATGCCCTCGACTGGGTCGTTTGGGTCTGCGTAGTCAAAGTGGATAATTTCAAACGGTTTGAATGTGTGAGTTGTTTGTCCGTCTCGGTATCTGTATTCCTTGATTAATTCCGGGTATGTACCGCGCACAATTGTTACATCTTGCGGTGGGAGTGCATAAATTGCTGATGGTTTTTGGCTTAAATCTTTAACGCCGTATAAATGCCAGTAGGCATTGCCGGTCAATTCTAAGTGGGAGCTGGTCAAAAAGCGTAACTTATCCCCGGTCATGTATGGATTTGGCGCGTTTAGCATGTCGAGCACTTCGTGGTCTAGTAATTCCTCACTTGTGCCATCTGCTTTCATTTGGAACGCTCGGATTTCGGTTGCTGCCAATTCGTCCGCAATTGCTTTCACGGCTGAATAAACCCAGTTTTTATATTGGGCCATCGCTCTTGCTGGGCTTAGCTTTTTACTGCTTCCGGTTCGCCATATTGCGAATGGGTCGTTGGCTCCGCCACCCCCTGTGGATAACTCTTTAGCCAAGCGGTTATAAAGATATGATTTTAATTTATTTGTGATATTCATAGGTTTTTGGCCAAAAAATAAAGGACGTATAGCCCCCACCGATAAAATCGATGGTTCGTATACGCCCTGCGTTGTTCGCTCAGACGAGAGTTTTAAGTTGTTAATTGGTATAATAGCATATTTTTTGTTTTTACACAAATTTAATTATTTTTTAACAAATCAGGGTTTTCGTAGATGTTGCCGATTATTTCAATATCACACCCAGTTGATGGATAGAAGTGGTTAATATCTGTTGGAATGTATATATTATCCTTGTCAGCACAAAAACCGCCTTCAATAAATTTAATTTCATAATTCAAACCATGAGACTTTGATTTAACAATATCCCCCTCATAAATCTCTTTGCCGTTTTTGTCTTTTAATCCTGTGTATTGCATAAAAATCAAATCTCTATCTTCGAAAACATCGTTTAATTTCCAATCATAAGGAACAATTGGATTATAATCCACTTCTTCTTTATTGCTCTCAATGGGATTTTTCGCACCCCACGCTCTAAATTTTATTTCTCTCATAATTTTGTTGAATTATTTTATAAATACTAACAATTGATTTTTAAAGCTGAATAACCCCATCCTGCTCCATACTCAATGCATCGATCTTCATTTGCTGTAATACCTCAATGCGGACCACTTGCCCGGCTTGAATTATCACTTCAATGCGGCCATAATTCATCGCTCCGGCGCGTTCCTGAATCCTGCGCCATGGATCAGGTGCTTGTGCTGATTGTACGGTTTTGTAGTTCGTCATAGCATAATGGTCTCCGGTAGCTCTAATCCCTCCCCGGCTAGGCCTAAAATTAAATAAACTAATGCGTCCACCAAGTCGTCGTGGTCTTCAATCCCAAAGCCTAGCAGTTGCGTGATTAAATCCTCGCATCCCTTTTCAGGAAAGACGACGGTGCCGTTTTGTATGTAAATTGCAGCGGTTCGAAGTCGCGCGCGCTTGTCCGTTCCAGGATGAACCGGAACGATTGGCAGCATGTGCCGGTGCCCCTCTTGAATGGCTGCTTTTTGGTACTGTACGTCCTCGACATAAAGTGTTGGCAGACCGTAGCCCTTTAGTCCAATGGTTAGCGATGTCATTTGCTGGATTGTCTCGTGAAAGCTCAAATGCGCATTAATTGGGTTTGGCAATATGTAAATATGGGGCATACCCTCAACGATTGAAAGGATGCCGGAAACCATGGCGGTGTAGTCGGCGGTCTCGTTCTGTGAAATAGCCAGGTCGACTGCGGCTATTTCACAGAACGAG